GCTTTGCTTCATTGATAATGCGTAAGACTTCATCTGCGCCATATTTAACCAGCACATCATTAAAATCTTTGCAATCATCAGGGAAGACAACGAAAGAACATCTAACCTTATCAAGCCTACGCACTAATTCATTTGCGAGTCGCTGACCACACTCATCCGAATCAACGCCAATGATGATACGTTTAACTTTAGATAATGCGTCCCAATCAGATATTAAAAAATTAAACTTTGTATCATTAGATATGTCAATGTCATGAGTATGATCAGATACAACAATAAGATTACCATCACCATCTCTCGCAGGTGGGGCTCCATCGGGCACAGATACGACAAAAGGGTATCCCGCAGTTGCAACAGCCAACGCATCCATTTCACCTTCGACAATAATGAGCGGAGTTGATTCTTGTAGCAGAGGATCATCAAGTATATCACGATTAAAAAATTGCTTACGCTTGCCAACCTTTTGCCAAAATATTTTCTTAGGGCCTCTATATTTAACACCAACTTCGACCCCATTATGTATGAAAGGGAACGCAAGTATATCACCATTTTCATCTGTGTGGCATTGCCCATCCTGACCTCGCTTGGCTGAGTAAACGCCCAAACGCGTCGCTACTTCCGTGTCTATTCCCCGTTTTTCCAACCATTTTTGATGAAGCTCGCTGAGCATCACTTAACTCCCCACCTGACCAATTACAATTAAAGCACCGCCAGCCAATTCCCGTATTGTCTATGCGTACAGACAAACAAAAATCATCTTTATTTTTACGATTATGACTACAGCGGGGGCACAGTGTCTTATGAGATCTTTTACTAGAACGGATCATAATACCGTATTGCTTAGCTATAGATGCAATATCCATCATTGCCCCCAAAGTGCTTCGTGAATCTTTATAAGTTCAAAATCTATGTCGAGCGACCAAAAGTCATGCTCATCAAGGTAAATTTTATTCTGAACATATAACAAAGCCTCACGGAGCTTTGCAACCTCGTCCTCTAATTGGCTGATATATAATAATAGTTCCTCTTCAGTTTGGTTCGTCCTCATACAATATACTCCCGTATAAATTTGACCGAATCGTCTGATTCGCTATTTCAAGACCAGTTTGAACACCCAAATCAAAATAGCTTTGATCTGAAAATTCCTTTTCACTTTCAATGATTTGATCTATTTCTTCAACCGCCCTTTCTATCTGTTTTCTCAACGGAGACAGAGTCGCATTTCTAAGCATTTCAAGCTCTTCCCATGCTTCTTTAAAAATGGGGTCACCCGAATCATAAAATCTTAACTTAAGCTTATCTATTACATCCACAATCAATCCTCGCTGCGGAAAAATTCATAAGCAAAATACAATATCGTTGAGATACCTACTATTAACATTGAAAACGCAGTAACAACCACAAATAAAGCTATTCCATAAGTTCCCAAGCAAGCACACAAAACAAAAATCAAAAACACAGCTACCAAAAATGCTGGAAATTTAATTTCAGGCAAATCATATTTATTCATGTTGTTTACTCCCTCAGATTTAGAGCTAGATGGATACTTATGATAAAACATTATGACCTCATTAAAGTTTCTACGAAGTCTCGCAACAATTTATGATGCGTTCCTTTATGCCAATATTTTTTTAAATATTTCTTCGAAAACCAAAATTCTTCACTTTCTGGATGGCAACCAATGAGGCCAACTCTGTTTTGAATAATTGCCATTGGATCTGAATTTGGATAAGACGAAATCAATTTAAAATCTCCTTCGCCTATAAATGTGGGGCCATCATAAAAAAACATATCATATGATTCGCCCAACCAATCTACTTCCGTAACCGTTGCATAAGATCTGCGCACACTTGCTTTAGGCCTACGAATATACTGAACGGCATCAAGATCCCTAAGAATACCAAAATAGCTCCCACAAGCCCAGTAAGCGCCCATACAAATTCCGAGGTAGCGTCCACCACTTTCAATAAATTCGGCAATAAAATTTCCTTCGCGTCTGTGTATAAATTCATAGAATTTGTCCGCATCACCAATACCTCCGCCAAATGCAACCATATCGACATTCTCAAGAGTATCGCGATTAAACTCAGTTTCATCGAATAACTTGAGATTGTACTCCCCCTTCAAAGATGTGATTAGACCATCGCAACATTCATCAGAGCATTCTGGATCATGTGTGAAAATTGCGATAGATTTTTTCATTAGAACCACGTTTTATAAATCATTGATACAGCGAAAACCAACCAGATGATTCGCAAGATATTATCAAAAACCCTTTCGTATATTCCTAACCATTTCATACGAAGTTCCTCGATTTAGGGTTTGCGATTCTATTTGCTTCATCCACTAATTCAGAAATCGAAGGGGGGTATTTCGTTTTTGCGATCACCCCGTGGACTGGATCCGCCAGTTGCTGGAGAACGCTTGGGCTGTAATTTGATAGGGCCTCTACCGCCGTCAGGATGAAATGGCTCGGATTGCTCATGTGCTTCAGGTTGAAGCAACCCATGATCTTCTGAACCGCCTCCTCCGCTGATAACGGCCTCCCACTCACGATTTTTGGTTTCGATCCTGCGCTGGAGTATTGTGAACACATTATCGATTTCCTTTTGCTTAGCTAAATCAGCCGCCGATTGCCTATCACTCAGCACCGCCGAGATGTACGGTATATGATCTCTGGCGTTGTTGTCAACCGCAGATTTAATGGCCCTCGAAACTTTTTGTTTGTCTCCTCCAACTCTCTTCAAGAAGCCGCCAAGGAGTGAACGAGATTTCTTTTGATCGATACCCAAACCCGCCAACAAAGATAAATTATTTTGCCAAAATTCCTGATCTTCCGTCAGAAACGTAGTTTCTGTATTTATATTAGTATCACTAATAGTATCCTTAATAGTATCCGTTACCCTTATTTGGGTATCTTTAGATGAAGATTTGGGTACCTTATCGGTAAAATTGGGTACCCTTTCATCCTCTTTTAAGTTAATCTTAAAGACAACTATTTGTTTAGTTTTGCCCCTTCTTTCACCCGTATCTGTCAAAAAGCCAAGCTCTTCTAATGACGCTAAAGACTTGCGAACAGTCTTGATGTTCAAGCAAGTGTATTCAGCTAATGCGGCGGCGCTAGGGTAAGCTTCATTGTCCTCATTGGCGAAGTTAGCCATAATGAGCAAAACAAACTTATCGGAACTGGATTCAAATTTTTGCTTGGCGGCCCAAGCCATTGCCAAAAAACTCATAACTTTCTCCAAACTTGCAATGAAGAGAAAGTTGTTTTATATCTAAAACAGTTTCGGGCTTTCTCTTCAGACTTCAGTCCGGAATAGGCTCGTCAAAGCCGATATTCCTTCACTCCTCCGCTCTTTAGCGGGGGAGTTTTTATTTTACCTTATTTTTCGATTTAGTCAATTTCTTGTTGGGGATATATGACGTTATCGTGATGTTATAAAACAACTCGGCGGCCTTCCTTCTAAGCCGAAAAGCTGGATCCTTATCTGTAAAAGCAGACTTCACATCCTCAATTATGATCTTAGCGGGATTACCAAGTAATAAGTATTTAAAATCAGCAGTATAATTACAATAATGCTGATTATTAATCGTAACGGGATATTTAGGTTGAAGCTCTAAAGCACGAATCTTTCCAGCCTCTAAAAGAAGCTTAAGCTCTGAATAACGAATCATCTCGATTTTGGAATCAAAGACTATTCCGTCAAGCGTTCTGTCCGCCTTCGATGCTACTTTGAACTTCTTCGTGTACATTAGTCTTTCTCGTAAACGGGAAAAAATCTTCGGGAGAAAGCATTATACCACGTTGTTTGGCGGCTACCATCAATTCGATTTGGCGTCTATGCGGGATAAGACCGCCTGTGCCGCCCTCTTCGATTGAATAAGTCCATTTATATACAGCCTGTACAGACAACCCTAGCATATTCGCCACATTGCGTGGACCACCAAGCTTATTAATAACCCGCTTTGCTATCTTTTGCATAATATCCCCTTTAATAGAAAGTTATCACTTTCTAGTTGAATTACTAACTAATTTGTGTCACCATGTCAATGACAGGAGGAGAAGTATGGCTGTTCTATCATTTTGGAGTGACGAAGAAGTCGAACTATTGCGAAGGTTAGCCGAGCAGGGCGTATCTACACGCGAGATGACGAAGCATTTTAAGGGGAGATCTCGGAATGCTATTATTGGCTTTATGAACAGGAACGATATTAGGAATGATCCTTATAGCGTCAGGATTCCTAAGCCGCTTAAAATAAAAAAAGAAAAGAAAATAAAAATTAAACAAAGATTTACTAAAGAAAAACAGAAGCCTAATTTTAAATACGCAAAAGATCCAGTCAAAAATAAACCGCCTCATCCCATCACTATTATGCAATTAAATAGCCGCCATTGTAGAGCTGTTGTGAGCCCTATTAATGGTTCAGATACGCTTTATTGTGGGCGGGATGCATTGACGGGGAAATCATGGTGCAGTTTGCACCATAGGGCATTTTATCTCCCAGCAGGAGTTAGACAATAATGTCTAATATTAATTTAAACAACGTGTTGGATTTTATCGAATCACTTGGCATCAACATCGATAAAGTTAATCATTCAGGAAAGCACACAAAGATATATGTCAATTTTAAGGGTCAGAAAAAACTATTCGTTTCTTCCAGAACACCATCAGATCGGAAAGCTTATCTCAATTTCCAATCCGATGTTAAAAAATGGCTTAGATCAACAGGTGGAACAGTTTAAAAAGGCTGTCGAACAATATTTCGAAATAGAAAGCATGACGATGACGTATAAAAATATTAAACAGGGCATACCATTAAATGGCCTAAATATAACCACTGAAAGAGGAAAAGAATCATCCCGATATATGGATGAGGGTCTTAAAATATTTGAGGAGACTTATCCTAAAACAATTCTCATTAAAACGAATCAAGACAATCCTATATCCTTCGATGGATTTACGACTCAAGCAGGTACATTAACGGGTATCTTTGAATTTAAAGCTCGGGATTGTGAAAAATCTGAATTTGAAACAACTTATAATAATGATTGGTTGATCACATTTCAAAAAATCATAGATTGCCAATCAGTCGCTCAATGTTTGCGCGTCCCCTTATGGGGTTTCTTATATTTAATTCCAAGTAAGACATTGGGATTAATAAAGATTTGGTGCCCAGACAATGGGTGGTGTAATTTTTATGTGAGCAAAACTAAAACCCAAAAGACTGTCGATGGAGGCGTTATAATTCGTGACAACGCATATATATCGATGAACTCAGCTTATTGGATTAAATAAACAGTTGACATTAATTTAGTAAGCGCGTATAACTACCTTTAGTGAACGGGAGTGTCACAAATGGCATTAACTAAAGAGCAACTTGAGTTTCGCAGTAAGATTATTGGCGGATCTGATTCTAATATTATTATGGGCGGCAATGATGAACGCATTCTCCGCCTTTGGAAAGAAAAGCGCGGGGAAGCTGAGTTAGAGGATTTATCATCTATTCTTCCAGTTATGATGGGCACATTCACTGAGCCATTTAATATACAATGGTTTGAGAAAAATACGGGCCGCAAAGTTACCCACAACGGTGTGCAACAGAAGTCAGAAGAGTATCCGTATATGGGTTGCACATTAGATGGTTTAACAGATGATGGTGAAACAATCTTTGAAGCAAAGCACGTTTCTGCTTTCGCTAAAGAAGAGGAAATACTCGATAAGTATTTACCTCAATTGCACCACAATATGATTGTTATGGGCGTAGAAAAAGCTGTTCTTTCAGTGTTCTATGGGAACCATAAGTGGGAAAAATATGATGTGTCAAAAGACGCTATATATGCTTCCATCCTCCAAGGCGCTGTAGAAAACTTTTGGAACTGCGTACGAAATAGGACTCCGCCAGTCACGATTAATGCGCCTAAACCAGTTGACCCTAAACTAATTGTGGACTTCACAGGTAACAATCAATGGGCTAACTTTGCCCAGCAATATCGTGAAAACCTCAAGTACAATAAATTATTTGATGACGCAGCAAAGGGCCTTAAGAGCATGGTGGACGAAGATGTCGCCGAAGCCCATGGGCATGGTGTTTCATTAAAACGGGATAAGCGTGGATCGCTTCGTATTAAAGGAGAATAGTATGGAATATCCAATTAATAAAATTGAACGGGCAATGTATTGGGCTGTTAAGTGTGAAGAGCTTAACTATGCATTGGAAAACTTTACTGAAGTTGCCCACACACAAGAAGAAGTCATACATATTAAAACTAAACTTAGAATTTTAAAGTCCGCTTTATATCACGCAGAAAAAGAATATGATCGGTACATAAATTTATCAAATGACGCATTTGGTATCGAATGGATCAATCGTGACCATGATTTTGAAACACAAGGAAATGCATAATGTTTACATCAGATAACGTTGACCAAATTGCAACTGCTTTCGCATTGGCGCAATTAGAATTGGAAAATCCTCCAAAGAATAAAATTAACCCTCATTATAACAGTAAATATGTGGATTTGTCAGATGGCTTGGAAAAAGTTCGTAAAGTATTTGGAAAGCATGGAATCGCCTTTATTCAAGCTACACGGGCTGATGGGGATATTATTATACTCCACACACGTTTAATACATAAAAGCGGTCAATGGATTGAA